AGAGTAGCAGCTTATGGTGCAGATTATAAGACTTCTGTTACTTGTCCTTCTTGCGGAGAGACTTCTAAGTTTAACTTTACTCTTGATTTAGATAATGTCTATTATGGTGAAGACGCTTCAAGTCTTAATGTTCAAAAAACTGATAGAGGTACCTTCATGGTAACCTTGCCAGTTCTTGAAGTTGATGTAGAGTTTAGACTAATGAATGGTCATGATGAAAAGAAGATTGTCAAGGGTATGGAAAAGGATCAAAAGTCTAAAGGTGCCGAGCACAACATCACTAGACAACTACAGACAATGATTGTATCTGTTGCTGGTTTACAAGACCCTGACTCTATTAACATGCTTGTTGAAAGAATGCCTACCATGGATTCTAGACATCTACGCTCAGCCTACAAGCTAACCAACCCTAACGTAGATACCTCCCAAACCTTTGTGTGTCCGTCTTGCGAATATACCCAAGACATGGAGGTGCCGATGACTGCGGACTTTTTTTGGCCTGACTCCTGAATATATGGAGAATGTGTATGAGCAGTTTTTCTTTCTGCAATACTCTGGTAATTGGTCATTTATAGAGGCATACAACCTCCCTGTAGGTCTCAGAACTTGGTTTATGAATAGACTGGTAAAACAGCTTAACGATGAAAAGGAAGCCATAGAAAAGGCGTCTAAGGGCTCTGGCGGCAACTCTGAGACTCACGAGCTTACTCCTTACAACCAACCAAGACCACCAGCTAATTTATAATCTGACGGGCACAAAGCCCGTCATTTTTGTATCCAAACTAATTATTGAGTAAGTGAGGGCTGCATATGGCTAATGAAGAAGATCTATCTACTTTAAAAGAATATTTAAAGCTTCTTAAAGAATCTAAAAATGTCAATGAGTCAGTTAGAAATATTACTAAAGACACACTTAATGCAATAAAACTAAGTGGTGAAGCGACAGAGCAAATCAAGAAGGCTATTGCTGCTGAACTAGAACGTAGAAAAGAAATTACCAGTAGTATAAATGACACTATTTCTTTACATCGAAAGCTTATAGATAATATTAATTCTGGTAATGATGCATCCAAAAACACTGTAAATATATTGAAAGACCAATATAAGCAGATACAAGAAAATACAAAGTCTAAGTCCATCCAAATGGAAATGGAAAGAGCTTCTGCTGAATTTGAAAGAGAGATTGCACAGGAACAAAGAAATAACGCTGCCAAGAAGGTCTTAGAACAACAAGAAGAATTAGTTGCTCTAGCAGAACAGCTAGAAAGTTTAGAGGAAGGTAATGAGCTTAGAGATCAAATTCTTAAAAAGATGGAAGACATCAATAACGAACAGGAAAACCATAATGACGGCGTAAGGCATTTTAATTTAGAACTTGAGATTGCAAACAAAAAATTAAAAACTATCGAAAGAGCAACACAAGGAATCGATGGTGCTACTCTAAAAGCTAACGATGCTATCCTGGCAAGACTAGGTCTTTTAAACACTAAAGCCGATATATTAGATAGCATTGCTATATCTATTGGAAGAGATGGCATTGGTGCTCTACCTAAGATGCTCATGGCTTCTGTTAGCAAATTTGACTTACTTAACGCAGCATCAGCCAAACTTAACAAAGGTATTTCCACTATTGTTAATAAGATGTTTGAAATGGCAATGGCTATCGATAAAGCAGAATCAGGCTTTAGAAGGCTAACCGGTGGTGGTGGTATGATGGAAGGTGCTGACAAAGATATCAGAGCCCTCGTTGAATCAACTTCACAGTTCGGCGGTAATGCAGAAATAATAGGCAAAGCCTATGGTGATCTTTTCACAACATTCACAGACTTTTCTTTTGCTACACAAGCTCAAAGAAGAGAGCTTGGTGAAAACGCCACAATGTTAAAACAGTATGGAATAGAAAGCAAGACCTTTGCTGGCATAATACAAACACAAACTAAAATACTTGGCAATTCAACTTCGGATGCAGCAGGTTTTGCAAGAGAGCTTAACTCTTTAGCACAAGATATTGGTATGGCTCCTGCACAAATGGCAGAACAGTTTGCCAGTCTTGGACCACAATTATCAAAGATTAGAGATGCAGAGACTGCCTTCAAAGATCTTGCTAGAGTTTCTAAGATCACTGGTCTTGAGATGACTAAGATACTGCAGATAACAGATCAGTTTGATACGTTTGAGGGTGCGGCTAGCCAAGTTGGCAAGCTTAATGCTCTTCTCGGCGGTGACTTTGTTAATGCTATTGATCTCATGATGATGGAAAGCCCAGCAGATCGTTTCAATGCAATTGCTGATTCTATTACAAATGCGGGTCTCTCGTTTGATTCTATGAGTTATTACCAGAAGCTTGCCTACACAGAAGCAATGGGTCTAAAAGATGTTGGTGACTTGGCTCTAGTTCTATCTGGTAATACAGACAAGCTGGCAGGCATGACTGAAAAAACTTCTGCTGAGTATGAAAAACAAGCCAAAGCAGCGGCTGATCTTGCGTCTGTTCAAGAAAAACTAAATGCCATGCTAGCAACTGCTGCTGCCCCAGGTGGCCCGGTTATGATGCTTGTTGACCAGTTAGGCGCATTGCTTCAATTTTTCTTAGAACACCCTAAAGCTATAAAGGCATTTCTTCCCACTTTAGTTCTTTTTCGTGGAATAACAATGCTGGCTGGTCTAGCGCAAGCATTTACAAACATACAAACAGCAATTGCTAAAAAGAGATTTCTAGGGCTGGCCTTAGCAATAGGGGCTGTAGCAACAATACTTTTTCTTACTCGAATGAACCCGCGCAACTTCTTAGTTGGTATTCTTGTTCTTGGAACAGCATTCTTTGTTTTAAGTAAAATGCTAGATAAATCATCTAAATCATTCTATAAGGCTGCTCCTGCAATCGCTGCTGTTATGCTTTCTCTTGCTGGTGCATTCTTGGCAATGTCAATGTTTGTTGATTCTCTGACCGGTATGGGAGAAATGCTGAATACATTGAGCGGCGAAGCGATGAATGCATTCATAATGTCATTAGGGATTCTCGCAGTAGGAATGATTGCTGTCATAGCTGTCGTAGGAATTTTGGTCTATTCAGGTCTTGGTCTCGCGGCTGCTGGAGTGTTCTTGGCAATAGGTGCTGCTGTCTTAATGGCAGGCGGCGGAATGTCCTTGTTTGGGCTTGGTATACAGATGATTGCCAACTCGTTTGGAACATTAATGGATGCAATTGACTTTGCTAAGATGGCAGCACTCACATTGTTCATCTACTCAATAGCTCCTTTGGCCTTGTTCTTACCATCAATTATGTTCGGATTTGGTGGATTAGCAGCCGCCTTGGGTGTCTTCTCTGTCGCCCTTGCTCTTGTCCCCGGCGCTAAACTTCAAGCGATATCATCTTTGGTCGCAAGTATTGCTTCGGCAGAAGCAAGTAAACTAATAGCGGTTGCTGATTCTTTCAGAGAGATTGCTAATGCTATTGATGAAATCCCAACCACAAAAGCAATGGCTCTTTCGGCAACCATGGCTACAACTGCTCTTGCATCTACCGTTGTCAACACTACCGCAACTAGAAACATAACTGAGCGAATCGCTGGCGTTGCAACTGGAACTGCCGGCGCAGCAGGTGGTGGTGGTGGAGGAGGAACACGAACAGTTAAAAGACAAGATGTATTCGTTAATTTCAACATGGGCGAGACAGTTTTCAGAAAGAAAGTAATTACAATAGTTGGCGAAGCATTCGACCTGGAGCAAGACTAAGATGGCAGAAGAACCAAAGGATAGATTTAATTACGGCGATAACATGAACGGTAGTTATTCCAACTACATCAATAAAGATTATATTATTCGTTTTGAAAATGCTCGCATTGCCAAGGATAAGCAAGATGTTGTAGAATTTAAAGCTTTTATGACTGCATTTAAAGATCTTTTCAAGCCCGAATGGAACGAAGAAACAGTATTTGGTAGAACTGAGCCTATTGGTATTTATAAGGGCATCTCTCGCAGACTATCTTTTGGTTTTGATGCTCCAGCAGACTCAGTTATTGAGGGTAAGGATAATTTATCAAAGACAGAGGATTTAGTAAAGATGCTTTATCCCACCTACCATCAACCAGGAAATGATCCAAATTATAGAATTCTAAGCCAAGCACCGCTGATTCGTCTGAGTTTTGTGAATATTATTAATGATCACAAGAACCAACAAGGTCTTCTAGGCTACATAACATCTTTTGATTATGATCTTAGTTTTGGTAAAGATATAGGTGTGTTTGACGGCCAAGAAAAATTCTTAACACCTAGACTGATTTCTTTCAATATTGACTTTACAGTGCTTCATGAAATTCCATTAGGATATGGTGCCAAAGAAGGTAGAGATTTCATAGATGGCAAGTTTGCTTCTGATAAAGGCTGGCTGTACGGTGTTGATGAAACTGAGATTTCAACAGCAATTGGTAAAGCACTGAGCAAAAGAGCAGAGGATGAAGAAGCTAGAAGAAAAAGCGCCATTGCTGGAACTATTATTTCTGAAGCCGATCAAAGAGCAATTCTAGATCAGGCCGAAGCCACAGTAAATGAAGAAATGGCAGCACTTGATCCCCTTACAAGAAGAGAAGAAAAAGCAGCAAGAAAAGCACAAAAAATTCTTATGAAACGAAACGCTGTCGGTGACGAGGACGGCCCCGGTGAGCTGGGCATCGATACTCGGAGAGAACGAAACAAAGCTGAGAGACTTGATGCAAGATATGATCGCGCTGTTTACAGAAGCCCCCAGGCTAGAACCGCAAGAAGGAATGAAAAGCTAGAGGAAAAACAGAGACAGGTCTACGATAGAGCCACTGAAAGATACGACAATCTAGAGGGAAGAAAGAAATAGCAATGCCAATACGTTACAACAAAAGAAATATATTAAATAATACTAGACCTATTGACGGAGAAAGAGTGGCAAGAAGAAATACCAACTCTCTTATTTATTATTCCGCTGACTCTCTCAAACACCCAACCCAAGAAGATTACAACAGAATTGGTTCAAAACCAGTAATCTGGAATGAAACAACAAGATTATCCAACCTTGCTCAGCAATATCTTGGTAACTTTGAATATTGGTGGGTTATTGCTTGGTGGAATAAAAAGCCTACAGATGCACACTTTAAAGCAGGAGATGTTGTGTATATTCCCAATAACTTGACGATGGCTCTTGAAGCCTTGGGGGTCTGATGACCATAGAAGACTCCGCACTTACAACACCAGCTACTTCTGCTAGCACACCTAGACCAGAAGACAGAATGGTTGATGGTGTTGAAAGAGCAGATCATGTTAGAGATAGATTTCTAGCTGTCGGGACTATGGAAGCCAAGAAATTAATTGATAGCAAGAGAAAAATAATTGATGATTCTACCCAGGTTTTCAAAACAGGTGGAGATGGCCTGCTTGCGCAAACGACAAGAAATGAATTAAAGTGTAAATCCGGTGGTACTGCTTACCAGGGTGATTTAGATATACCTTCTTATGTTTCTGAACTGAGAGAGGGGTATCAAAAAACTACTGATTTTAGAATTCTTGGATATTCACAAACTATGACTTCCGAGGAGGCTGCTAAAAAAGCTTACACTGATACGGCAAAAGATATACGTGATTCTTCACTCTATAAAGATCTTAAAGCAAATAAAATAAATACAGAACTTGACCCAGGAATCACAGGAATAACCGGCGCAGCAGCCGGAGCAATTAGTGGAGTAGGTCATTGCGGTAGGTTATTACTTGAAGAGTTAGAAAAACTAGCAAAGGAGTTTGGTACTAAACAACCAGATGATGAATTATTCAACGAACGAAGAACAGATCAATTAAGAAACTTAAAGGACGATGTTACAAATAATAAAATCGACTTAAATGATGCAAGTGTACAAGAAGCACTAGCTTCGCTTAGTGAGCCCCCTCCAACTCCAGAAGAAGTTGCGCAGCAAAAGCGATTTGATGAACAATGTTTCTTGCTAAGATATATGGATATAATTCCAAAAATTCCAGGCACTTCTACTATCTCTGGTGTACCTAAAGTATTTAAATTGGGCAGTGAGTTTGGTCTTTCACCTGATGGTTTTGTTAACCAGTTAATTAAACCAGCCAACTATGAACAAATTTTTAACATC